ATCAATTATCAATACGAATATTAAAGATATTGCTGATCTAGAAGAACATTTTGTAATTACAGGAGCTAATGCGACAGCTGAATGGATGGAATTTACCCTAGGAACAGATTTTAGCTTTGCTAGAAGATTTCCTTTAATACGAATCATGAAAGACTATTGCCCATTTAAATTTAAGGGTGTGCAATGTGGGTATAAAGGTAATCAAATAGAATGCAATAAAACATTGGCTAGATGTAGAGAACTTGGAAATAGTGTAAGATTTGGTGGAGAGCCAACTATTCCACAAGGGGGATTATATGCATCTAACAAATAATTATTTAGACCTACTTGGCAAATCATTTAGTGAAATGAAATGTTGGGATTTAGTTGTCGAATTATTTAAACGTAGTGGCGTTGATTTACCTACATATACAGAATTAGATGACAAAATGTATCAAGCAGTACGAGAGCCAATACGCGGTGATGTATTGGTTTTTTCATTATATGGCCGTGAATTAGACCATGTGGGCATTTATATGGGTGAAGGCAGATTTATACATGCGACTGAAGGTAGTGGCGTATGTATAGAACCGATATCCCATTATGTACGAAGATTGAAGTATATATATCGATGGAAGGGGAATATAGATGGTTAAAATTGTAAAGGTTATCAATCCGTTTAAGCCTGATAATAGAACTACCATATTATTGCCTTTCAAAGATGGTAAAACCGTATTTCATTATTTTAATGAAGAAGGTAATTGGGTATATTCAGTTAATGGCGAAATTGCGGAAGTAGATACAATTGTTCATGATGATGATTATATTGTTGTTATGCCAAAAGTAGAAGGTAAATTCTTAGGTGTAATATTATCAATAGGCTTATCTGCTTTAACTGCTGGTATAGCGGGAGGCGCTATTTTTGGCATTACGAATGTATTTTGGCGTGCTGTAACTGCTATGGCCATAGGTATGATTGGTAACGCTGTAATTAGTAAATTTTCGGGTGTGAAGCCAGATAAGTCTAATACAGAACAGTCTAATACATATGGATGGAATGGGAGTAAAACCGTAACGGGACAAGGCCATGCACTAGCTGTTACATATGGCAAGATGAAAAGTGGTGGTATGTTACTATCAAGGCATGTTATCAGTGATGGAGAAAAACAATACTTAAATCTATTGTATTGTGCTGGTGAAGGTGAATTATCTTCAATTGATAATATCTGCATTAATGCAAATCCAATTAGTAATTATAAAGATGTTCAGGTTGATATTAGATTAGGGACGAATGATCAAACTGTAATACCTAACTTTAATGATAATTTTGCGGACCAGCAATTAAATTATGAGTTAACAGAAGATTGGAATACACAACAAGTACAGGGGGATGCATGTGATGCAATAGAATTAACTATAGGTTTTCCTAGCGGATTATATTATTCCAATGACAGTGGAGGAATGGATAAAACATGGGTTAATATTATTGCGGAAATTCGAAAAGTGGGAGAGACCAGTTGGAGTAAATTGCCATTATCAAATACAGCAGGTACACAGGCATTTGTTAAAAAGAAAAAAGGTTCTTGGGCATTTATAAAAGCAGCAGATAATTCTGAAATACCAACTAACAGCTATACAGGACATATTAATGAAGCCACTAATAATGCATTTTTTAGGGTGTTCAGGTTTGATAATTTAGAAAAAGCCAGATATGAGGTAAGAATGCGTTGTAGTGATAAAGATGGAAAAAGTTTACGACATGTTAATAAAGTATATTGGTCACAATTGACGCAAATTATATATGATGATTTCATTCATCCTGGAAAAGCATTAATTGGGATAAAGGCATTAGCCACATCGCAATTAAGTGGAACTGATCCAGAGGTAACGTGGAACCAAGAAAGAAAATATGTATGTGTATTTAATCCATATACCAATAAATATGTTATGGAGGCGGCAGATAATCCTGCATGGGTATGTTATGATCTTATTCATATTGCAAGAAAAATAGGTGATGAATATATTGTATTCGGACAGCCTCAGGAGCGAATTGATTATAATGCGTTTAAAGCGTGGGCTGAAAAATGTAAGGAAAACAAATTTACATTTAATTATATTTATGATACGGCAAATCGCTTATGGGATGCCTTAAAATATCCAGAAAATGTGGGAAGAGGGAAAGTTATACCCATTGGAACCAGATTTACATGCGTATGCGATTATGCATCAACACCTGTACAGTTATTTACTGTGGCCAACATAAAGCAAAATAGTTTTGCAGAATCATTTCAAAGTACAGAAAGCAGAGCCAATGCTGTTGAAGTTTCCTTTATTAATAAAGATAAAGATTATGAGCGGGATGTAATTCCTGTATATTCAGATACATATGATGAATCGGATACATTAACTAGTCCAACTCAGATTGAATTAATGGGATGTACTAGTTTAGAACAAGCGTATAGACATGGTAAACATCATTTGCGATGTAATAAATATGAGGTTAGGACCGTTACTATAGAAGCTTTTACAGATGCCATTGCGTGTACTGTAGGTGATATTATATTGATTCAACATGATGTTCCTGAATGGGGAGAAGGTGGGCGCATTGTATCGGTTAATGGAAATACTATTGTTTTAGATAAAGAAATAGAAACAGTAAAAGGTAATACATATCAACTGTTAGTTAGAAACAATAGCAATGATATGGTTAATACATTTACGGTATTAACCGTTAATCATAATACTGTAATTGTAAAAGAGAATATACCGATAGAACCAAATAGTATATATGCATTTGGTGTAGTATCCAAAGCAGCAAAACCATTTAGGGTATTATCTATAAGTAAGGGCGTAAATGAACTGACACGTAAAATACAGTGTATTGAATATTACCCAGAAGTATATACCAGTGATGATGGGAATGTACCAAGCATTGATTATACGAATAATGCTACATCAGATATACAAAATGTAGGTCTAAGCAGTGATGTATATGGAAGTAATGGCATTATGTATTCAAAAATAGCGGTATTATGGCAATTACCTAGAAATGGAAGTGTACATAATGTAGTGGTAAATTATCGTAATACTAAAAGTGATACGTGGTCATATGTAGGTAATTATCCTGCATCGGTTAATAATGCGTTAATAACTGATGTAGTATTGGGGGCTACATATGAAGTAAGAGTACAAGCCATTAATGATTTAGGTCAATTGACAACAGGAATCACAAAATCTATTGCAATTCCTAAAATGCAAGCTCCGAATGATGTACAAAATCTTCATGTAATTAGTAGATATAATCAAACTGCTGACAAGAATGTGTATTATGATCTTCAAGTATTATTTGATAAACCAAGAGAGTCATTGAACTTTGCTAATGCAGAAATTTGGTACATGTTGATTAAGAAAAATGGCAAAGAAGTACTTAATCAGGAATGGCAATATGCTGGTAGCGGAGAGAGCCAAGTTATTATAAAAGCATTAGGACCAGGAGAAGAATATAGGATTAAGGCTATATCAGTTGATAGGTTTGGTAATAGAGCTGAAACAGCGCAAATAATAGAAGCATCTGTTAAACAAATTGACGTAGTTCCAGATACGCCAGATAACTTTTTACTTACATTTAATCGTAATATAGTTGCATCATGGGACGAGGTTGTTAATGCAGATGTTGAGTATTATGAATTAAGGACTGATAACAATCCTGGTAAGCAAACTAGTGGGCTGATAGCAAGAGTTAAAAGTACAACCGCTACATTACCATTAACTAAGCGTAGTGATACAGTATTTTTATATGCGAAAAGTACTATGGGGAAATACTCCACGGCAGCGACGTATGAATATAATGTACCAAAATTATTAGCGCCAACCATTGAAATTAAAAATCAGCTGGGTGGATTTAATATATATTTTTCATTAAAACCTGCACAAGCTTATATGATTAGATGTAATGTGATTGGAGACACACGTACTGATACATTTGAAACAACAAGTACAATGCTTACATATTCTAATGTATCAGGAATATATAAGGTACAATGCTCATTTGTAGATGTATTTGGCGAAGGTTATATAATTGAAAAGCAGGTTAGTATAAAAGCAACTATAGATAAGGATTTATTAGACTTAGAAAGTTTAGGTATTGCCAATATGAATAAAGAAATTAATCAGTTGGCCAATACTGTTGGGACAGTAAAAACCAGTGTAGATGGATTTGAAAATAAAATAGTATCTATTGAAAAGGGATTTACACAAAGAATTACTAACCTAAATACCAATATAAATACTCAAATCACACAGTTATCTAATGGCATTGATTTACGTGTAGCCAATGCTGTAGATGCACTAGATGGTGATAAACTAGTTACACGTATTAACTTAAGTAAATCTGGAGTACGTATTGATGGTAAATTAGTGCATGTGACAGGTGATACATTATTTGAAAAAAATGTTATTGGTAAAGGGGTTATCCAATCAAAAGCAATTATAGCAGATAATTTGGCTGTAACATCGTTATCTGCAGTATCAGGGATTATTGGCAAATTGGAAACAAAAAGCACAGGAGCAAGGATGCGAATTGAAGATAATCTTATTACTGCATTTGATGAGGAAAATAATGAACGTGTGAAGTTAGGAACTTGGTAATATGGATGGGCATTTGGAAATATATGATAGAAATGGGAATATCATATTAAATCTAAAAGAAATATTATGTAGAACAATAGATAGGATATATGTAAGGGAAATTCCTAATAGACGGCATACTATTGTAGTAAATGGAGTTCAAAATGGTGAAACGCTTTGGGTGGCTGTTATGGGACAATATTTAGTAGCGGAAGTTAATGGAAATACTATTACGTGGTCCTTTTCCATGTCGGAAGAAACGTATCAAATTGAGCGACAAATGAAGGACATCACATATGAGGGATATTTAGTATATGGAGTTCATTAATATTAAAAACATAAATGGTAAGACAATCATTAATGATTCATATGATAATCTTGTTTATCTTAGTTTTCCAAAACAAAAAGCTGCTAGGATATATAAAAGCGGTAATTTGAAGGTTATAAATAGTAAAATATCGATACCAGTAGATTCTAATAGCCCATATACTCCTACAGTAGTTGGTAATAACGATTATAGGTATAAAAATATCAAGCCAATTATAAGTGGAGGCATCAATAGACTCCAAGTAACATATATAATTAGGCAGGTATATCATGGTGAATCACCGATTATAGCGGTAACTGTTCCAAGTGGATATGAATTTGAAGCGGAAAATGTTGTAAAACGGCAACAAGGCATATTTGCACTTGTTGTAAACATAGTTAAAGGTGGAAATCAATTCACGGAACAAGAAGCCTTAAAAGTGGCTAATGATACTAAATTTTATTGTTTTGGTTATTTTGAGGATATGAACGAATTTAAAGGTAGACCAAGACTTGATTATATTAATAAGGAAAAAGGGAAGAATGTAGCTTTACAAGTGTTAGGTAAGCATAAATTCTGGGGAGAAAATTGGGTAAAATACGATATTTTATATGATAGTCGGATACGGTATATGAGAGTTTTAGACCATTATGGAAAAGACTTCAAAAGCCAATTATCGAATTATAACCCAGAAATGTATGCGGATATGTCTACAGATCCAAAATCCTATGGATGTAAAGTGGCTGTTGTACCTTTAAGTACCGTAGATGCACAGGTATGGGGTCCCAATATT